TCATAATACTGATAAGCAGCATTCTCTTTGTTCATTGTAAGATCTCCTTATAAGTTGATTATTGTGCCATGCGTGTTTCAACACGCAGCAAGCAATAATGCATTAGCATTATTGCGCCCAAGACAAGTCTCCAAGATCCTCAATCTTCGACATAGTGTTCGGCTTGCTCAACAAGTCAACAAACGAAGAATTCATCTTCGGAGGCTTGATCATCGGATTCGCTTCCTGAATCATCTTCCAACTGTCCTTAGCAAACGCGTTGCCGGCATAGTTGACAACGGCGTCGTAATTCACGCGCTTGCCCAAAGCCGCAAGGACATCGTTGAAAAATGGACAGCTCATATCATTGATTTTGTCTTCATTGGTTTCGCCAAGGTAAACCGCAATCATTGCCACGGCTTCGTCGAGGTTTAACGATTCGTTTCCTTGGCTGCCCGGTTTTTTGCCGCATCTTCTTTTTCAGTAATCTTGTTCAGGCGCTTAAAGATTTCGATGATGCGCTCAATATCTCCGGTTGTCATACTGTCGTACAACCTGGATACTAATTTGCTGTTGTCGAAGACAGCTGTGAGGAAATCAAATACAACCTGATCTCCGTCGCGATCCGGATCAACAACGCCTTTGTCCCAGGCTAATACGTCTGCGAGAGGATAGACTTCGAGAATATGATAAGCGGCGGCTGTTCGATTCCGTTGATACTTGATCTTCGTAGGCTTGATTTCTATCGTCTCGCCGTTTATAGTCACACAGTTTTTTGGATCTACTTCAGCAGGCATCGCTTTGTCAAGCTTTGTTTCTTCTGGGATCTCTTTCTGTGTATCATTCTCTTTCGGGACGGCTTTACGCCGTTTACTTGGCGCCGGTACTGGCACCTCTTCTTCGTTGGTTTCAGGGATAGGCTTTTCTTCTGCAACCATTACAGACACCTTCATTCCTTATCAAAATAAAAAAGGGGACACTGCACAAAGGCAGTGTCCCCCGATCGCGCATATTAGAAGGACTGCCTTAATAATACCGCTTTCGCGGCTAAACCTTATATAGTCTTAATAAACGCCTGAGTATTTAATTGTAATTAGGCAGCAACGTAGGCAATGCTGTACGCCTTGCCGTCGTCACGCTTCGGGTCCATGGTGGCCCAGGTCACACTATTGGTCCTTATGTTCGGCGCGGTTCGCTACACCGCGCCCGTACTGTTGTACAGCTGCACATCACTGTGCAGAGCAGACTATATCATGCTCTTAAATTGAAGAGCCCTGCCATTTCGAACACCAATCGCTTGTGCTCTACTTCCTTCCGGAATAGTCGTTAGGCTTTTACATAACTCCAAACGTATCCACATGATTTTTGATTTAGTTTGATTGCTTTGCTGATAGCTGCGTGGCAAACACCCATCGCGGCCGCAGCCTCTTTAACAGATTTGTATATAATACCATCATCTCTTTGAACAGGATGAGACGCTCTTTCAGACAATGCTTTTTTAAACGTTTCGTCGTGATAATGTTGTCCTCTAAGAGCTTCTCCAATCTTTTTCTTATGCTCTTCTGTATGCTTTGATCCTAAGTTTGCTTCAAGAAGTTTTTTCATTTGCTCCGGCGTATTGTGTACTCCCCCGTAATTCGGATTATGTTCACCCTTCATACGTTCAGAAATAATTCTCTTTGTTTCCTCAGTATGATGATATCCGGAAACACCCTCGCCACCAGCACAGTTGTTATAACCATACTCTTTATCGGTGGTTTTGTACTTCTTAATTAATTCTCTTTCAGTTTGACAAGCTTCATCTTTGGTCAAGCCTTCGCAAAGGATCACATGGTCAAAGTTATCCCATCCGTACTTTTTGATAGCTCTGTAAAAATGTACGTTCTTTGAATAGCCTCTTCCGTTTTTCCATCTTTCGTCAGGCTTTCTCTTGGTAATACCAATATACTTTTTATCGTTAATCTTGTTCACATGCATGTAGACAATGTACGTTTCTATAATAAAACACGCCCTTTCTTAAGGACGTTTGGAATTATGCTTTTAGCACGGTAGGTTATCTCTTTTGAGACGTTCCCCGTTTAAGCAGGTTATTCAAATAATATTTCTATTATAGGGGCCTATATTACTAAGCCGCAGATTTATAGCTGGTATCGAAACCGGGCATCTGGGACACACGGCAACGGTATACCTTCATGATGACGTAACCCTTGATGGACGCGTCAGTGCAGTCTTCACCAGAGTTGTACACGGGCCACTTGAAGACAGCTTCGCCGATAGCGGAGGTCTGGTTGTCGATCTCGGCAACGTGCGCAGCGGCAACCTGGTACTCGTAAGACACTTCGATTTCGCCAGCAACATCTTCGGGCAGGGTGATAACCTTTGCCGCAACAGCGAAGGTATCCTTGTTACCAGTGTCTTCTGTGCCAGCACCAGCAGTGGTGCCTTCCACCATACCAGCGATAGAAATGCTATGCGCCAGAGGAACTTCCTTCAGCGTGATGCTGTGAGAAGTGGCATCCACAGTCAGATGCTCAGTGGTATAGGTAGTATACGCGTCGCTGGCCAGGAATTCAGAACCATTGGCCAGAGCGAACAGTTCAGCATTGAACTGACCAGAGGTCATGGAGATTTCCATGGTAGACTGACCGGGCAGATAAGCAACCATTTATGTTCCATACGTATAGCTAATACATATGCGTTCTCTTATGAACTGCTGCATATCACTATGCAGATCAGACTATATCACAATCCTTATTAGGATTTCTGCCATTTCGAATCGCTTGATTCTACTCTCTTTCGAGATAGTCTTTAGGCTTTAAGAAGCACAAGGTATCTGTTCATTTAAATAAATCCAATGATAACCTCCGGCATGAGATATTTTCCCGCTCGCTGCTTTTCTTATGCTTTGTCTTGCAATATGTGTTTGTCGTTCAGCTTCCGTAACTCCAAAATATACGATTCCTGTCTCAACGCATTGGACCGGTTTACACAGCACACTGTTTCCGTTTGCATAAACGTGCTTTCCAAAGAATGGATTATTTGCTCCACTTGAATCCCAATGATGCTGAGACATCTTTTTCCGAGTTTCTTCTGAATGATGCTTTCCATAAAATGGATGCTTTTCTCCGACAATATCGTGCCTTCCGTAAAAAGGATTCTTCTCTCCTTTCAGAACTGGAGGCAGCCCGCCGCCTTCATCCATATTGTATCCATAGCGATCATCAGTAGTGTGCAGCTTCTTTATGAGCAGTTTTTCCATATTGCAAGCCTCTGCTTTAGTAAGCTTTGTCGCAAATATCTCATGTTCAAAATTATTCCAACCATATTTTTTAATCGCATTCCAGAATTTAGACTTATACTTATATCCGTTACCATTACTCCATCTTTTGTTGGGGTTACGGCAAGTAATACCAACATATATTTTCCCGTTTATTTTGTTAATATGAAAATACACGGTATAGTTTCCGTTTTTAATAATCACACTCATCACACCTTTGTGTTCTTTTTAGCACGGTAAGTTATCTAACGCACTCTGCTATGCGTTAGACTTTCTCCGTTTAGGCAGATTTTTCAAAAAGCTTTACAGCTTTAAGCCCCATTGTTACATAGGGAACAGAGACCAACCAGCATTAATTTCAGTATACTGAACATTAGGGGAAGCATTCGCCTGGGTGATTTCGTCAAAATAGAAAATGCGGCCATCGCAACGACGGAACCAAACGCGAGGCACGTCGGCAATGTAGCCCTTGTACGCGGCAACATAAGTGCTCATAGCAAGCACTCCTTTCAGAAGTATATTTTACCAACACATATGATATATAAAGCTCGGAAACCTCCCACAGAATCCTTGCAAGATATATCGATGTGTGTCAATAAACACGCATAAAGCTGAAGCTAATACCGTATCTTGCGTACCCGATCGTACGGGTACCGAGCTCGCCTTCACCGGCGAGCCGGAACTTATAGCCGGTACCTTCAATAAAATCATTCCGCTTCAGCAATTCTTTAAGCCGATCCGCAATCAGGACGGTGCGATAAAGCAGACGATCTCTGTCTGCGTCATGCAGATGTTCTGTCTTCACATAGATATCAAAGGTCAGCTGATTCCGTTTCACATCAGGTACTTCAGTGTCGCTGTTGCCTAAGACACCGTACGTGATGCGCACGTCTTCATGCTCAACCAAAGTGTTTGCGTATCCAGCTCGAATAAAATATTTGTCAAAGAAAGTGATAATGTCTATGCCGTCCGGGATCATCATCAGCTCTTTGAGCTTGCTGTCTTTCCAGATAGCTTTTCTGAGAATCGTATTCCATTCTGTGATCCATGCTGAAGGCATTAACTCCACTTCCTTTCGATCAAAATATTTGGATAATATATTTCCTCAAAGCTTTTCTTCTCTTCATCGTTCAACGCTTCGAGATGAAAAACGATGCGGCTTTCCGTATCGCCAACGTTCTCTATAGAATATGTAACCTGCGACAAGCCAGGAATGTGTTCAGTTGTTCCTTCTTTTGCGCACCACATAATCATCGTGTTGGCAATTTCAGCTACCTTTTTACGATAAGCTTCTCGAGCGGCATCCATGATAAGATCTTTGTTAATCGTATTCATTGTATGCCACCCGCCGCCTTCTTAGCCTGTAACGTGATACAGCCAAACGTTTCGTCCAGCGACACACCGATCCGGTTTACGTCAACGATTTCGAAGTACTCCCCGCCCCAGGCAAACCTGTCGCCAATACGGATGTACTTTGTTTTGTCGTTGTATTGCACCGTCACAATCGTCAAAGCGTTCGGTGTAACACCGGGCGTCGCGGAGATAGCGGAATATTCCGGCCGGCCATCATAGCGATAACCGTTGGAAGGCAGCTGCTCGAATATAGGCTTCCAGCCTTGTTCCTGAATCAGATAGCCTTCCTCGTCTGTCTGTTCTGGATAATAATGCTCGACTGTCAAATACATATTGCAGCGTAAAGCCCGCGAAGGAGCGTTGTTGCTTTGTTCGTGTACTTCCCAGTCGAGAATATAGATCCGGCCCTTTTCATCTTTAACAATATCTCCTTTGCGTATGCCGCTGTTGACGTCACATCGGATGTTCATATTGTTGTCCATGTTAGTATACCGGCTTTTAGAAGAATCGGGGTACACTTCACCT